AAGACAGATTCTCAGATTCTGTAAGAACAAGGGTGAGTGTTCATACTACGAAGCAAAGTATCAATTTGAATTAGATGTTCTCTTATTTCCAGAACGGTATTATAATGTATGGGTTATGTGTAAGATACATAGGAAGCATTTACAATTAACAGACGCAGGGTAGCGCAGCGGTAGAGCGCGGGACTCATAATCCCGAGGTCGGAGGTTCGATTCCTTCCCCTGCAACCAATTTGAGATATTATGGAAAATCACATTGCAATAGCAGACTCCAAGTACGGCAGATTTACATTCTTTCGTAATGATGATCCAATAGGAGCTTGTCTTCACTACTATGGTGAATGGGCACAGCAAGAAATGGATCTTTTTGATCTCTTCCTCAAGGATTATTCAAACGTTATTGATGTTGGTGCTAATATTGGTACCCATTCAGTCTATTTCTCTAAGAAATGTACTAAGGGTACTGTGATTGCTATTGAGCCTCAACTATACATCTCACAATTCCTTAATACTAACCTGATGATCAACGGATGCTTCAATGTAATTCCGATGAGAGCTGCTTGTGGCTCCGAAGAAAAGGAAGTGAGGATCCTTAATATTGATCCATTTCATGGTGAGAAAGTAAACTACGGTGAGTTTAAACTTAAAGACCACGTCTTTAGAGGTCTTCATACATCATGCATTACATTGGATTCATTACTCAAGCATGGCATACCATTTCATCTTATCAAACTAGATGTTGAAGGATTAGAGGTAGATGTATTGAATGGTGCTGAGAAGTTAATAGACAAATATAAACCAATGTTGTACATTGAGTTTAACAATAAGGAAGGTAACGATGAGTTGCTTGAGAAAGTTCAGGCAATGGGATACGCTGCATACTGGCACATATACACCAAGCACAATCCAAACAATCATAATCAACAAAAACAGGACATTTGGGAAGAGCCAGGATCTGTAATTGATAAGAAAAATATGGATAAGAGATATGAAGGTAATATTATTTGTGTGCACAAAGATCAGGAACAGCCAACAGGTCTTCAAGAAGCTAAAGTAGGATCAAATATATTTAACTTTTTCGATGATCAAGGACTGATCTGACGAGGGTTACATTCAACCCACTTGAGTCTGTTGTAGTATTCGTATGGCCACTGTCCTTTTGGTATTAGACAGACTCCAAGTTCAGGATGCACTTCCTTGCGTACCTCAACAACAGCCCATACTAACCATGACAAGTACAATGCAAAAATAACGGTTATGCCGTACTTCCACCCTTCACATCTGATCCTTTGAATTCTTTTTCTTCTTGCTGCTGCATCAATTCTGTCTCGCTTCATTTTAGCAACAATAGCAATAGATTGCTGCTCTTCCATTTTAGCCATCATCTTTTCGACCTGAGTATAGAGATCACCTAGCTCAGGAGGACATTGGTAAACCATAATCTCACGTAGCTCAGCTTTCATTGCTTTCAGCTTGGTTTTCATGAGGACTCTTTGTAGAGCACGTTTACCTATACTTGTTGTACCAGTGTAAACTTCATCATCCTGTCTTTCTTCCTCCTCAAAGATTGCCATGCAAGTAGCCATGTTTTCAAAGTACGCACCAAGTTCTTCACCAATCTGGGCATACACGTCCTCAGGTTGTTTTTTACTCAACTCGATTACGCGATTTTTTTCTTCAATATACTGATTTTTCTCAGCTATTGTTGGTGCACGGTCTTTGTATCTGGAATGAAATTGGTCATCTAAATCTTGTAAGACCCCCTTCACATCACTAACTGCACCACTAATCTCTTTATATAACTGACATCCCTTTTTTACTGCTTGAACCGCACCGTTTGCTAAAGCAAATAGTGTTAATGGATCCATTTAAAATAAGTGTTCTCCTATTTTGACTTTATGCATAGCTTCAAGTGGTCTGCTAAATTAGTTACTTGTTGATCAGCTTGATCAAGCACTGGTTTCCAAAATCCACAGGTTAGATCGTTGAATGCTTTTGAGAAATGGTGAAAGCCATTTCGCTTGAGATTGACAAACTCACATAAGAACTGTTGATTTCTTTCTGTAACATCAGTTATAGTGGGCATAGTCAAAGGTGGGTATAAGTGTAACATTTTATCCTTTCCATGTAATTATAAGTATTTATCTACACTATGAAAAAAGTTTACATATTCGACGTTGATGGCACCCTAACTCCCAGTCGAGAGGTCATTGATCCACAATTCCGTAAGTGGTTCAAGAACTGGATTAAAACAGGTGAGAAGGAGGTTTACTTTGCAACTGGCAGTGACTATCCTAAAACCCAAGAACAGCTGGGAAACGATGTCCTGGACATGGCAAACGCAGTATTTTCCTGTGCTGGAAACGCCATATATACTAAAGGATCATTGAAGTATTCTAGTAAATGGACATTGAAAGATCCTCAGATCCAATGGTTGAATGAACAGCTGTTTAAAAGTCTTTTCACTGGAAAGGCTGGAAGACATATTGAAAACCGTATTGGACTTGTTAACTTTAGTATTGTTGGTAGAGCTGCTGATAGAGAGCAGCGTGATAAGTATGTTGAATATGATAAACGTACTGGTGAACGCAAGAGGATTGCTAAAGAGTTCAATGAGAAGTTTGGTGATGTTGCTGTAGCTCAAGTTGCTGGTGAGACTGGTGTTGATATTATGGAACCAGGTAAAGACAAAGGACAGATTGCAAAATACTTTGTTGAACCGTTTGTTCATGTACACTTCTTTGGTGATCAGATGGAGTTTGGTGGTAATGATTTTCCTTTGGGCATGGCTCTAAAGGAGAACTATATACAGATGAAACAAAGCAAGGCTACAACAGTGAAAGTGAAGAGTTGGAAGGACACTTGGAATTATCTACAAAAGGATGGAAAGTAAATTATGAAGACGAACAGTGGTTTTAAGATGGATAAAGAAGTTAAGCGAGCAGCTGCTACGATTGTTGATCCTCATCAACGTGGTGCTTTTAAACGATTGATGATTGATGCTCTTGTTTCTTTTGAGAGAGCAAAGCGTGAATCTGGTAAACCAAAACGTAATGAGAATGGTGAAGCATAATGGAAGTCAATGAGTTGTCACAAAACGCTAAGGGTGGCACAGAGCTAATGCTCGAAGCACTCCATAGTCATATACCTGCAGATCTAATGCAGCACTTTCAAATCATTCCTTCTCGAGTAAGAGATGTGAATGACTCCAAAATTAAAATATACTGGTTGCATGACTTACCAGGTGATCCCGAATCAGAACATCTCAAGGGTGGTGGTTGGAATCGATTTGATAAACTTGTCTTTGTCTCTAACTGGCAAATGCAAGCGTATCAGAAACACTATGGTCTTCCATGGTACAAGTGTGTAGTTCTTCAGAATGCTATTGAACCAATTGAACATGTACAAAAACCTACTGACAAAATCCGATTTGTATATCATACTACTCCTCATCGTGGGCTCAATATCCTGGTTTCCGCTTTTGATGCTCTATCTAAGCGCTACCCTAACGTAGAGCTGGATGTATACTCTAGCTTTAAGATCTACGGCTGGGAACAACGAGATGAGCCTTACAAAGACTTATTTAAGTTCTGTGAAGATCATCCTAATATTAATTATCATGGTTCTGTCCCCAACAGCGAAATTCGGACAGCTCTTCAAAAAGCTCATTTCTATGCGTATCCAAACACGTGGCTAGAGACTTCTTGTATTAGCCTGATTGAAGCGATGTCTGCAGGTGTGTTCTGTCTCCATCCTAACTATGGTGCTCTGTACGAGACTGCAGCTAACTGGACATGGATGTATCAGTGGCAAGATAATGAACGAGATCACATGAAAGCTCTTGTAGAGTTGACTTCCAATGCTATTGAAGTGTATAATGAGCCTGATGTGCAAAAGACATTAGTTGCTCAAAAAGCGTACGTTGATGCATTCTATGGATGGCATAACAGAAAGAATCAATGGATCAACCTAATGAAGGTAATGCTCAAAGATTTGAAACGTATAGATTATAATGGGTGATTAAAATTATTATTATTGACTTTAACCAAGTCTGCATCTCTAACCTGATGATGCAGATTGGTAACCATACTGAGCTAGTATTTGAGGAAGGATTAGTTAGACATATGATCCTTAACTCACTTCGTCTATACAAGCAGAAGTTTGGTAGAGTGTATGGAGATATAGTCATTGCTTGCGATGATAAAAACTATTGGAGGAAAGATCTTTTTCCATATTACAAAGCTGGACGGAAGAAGGTTCGTGAGCAAAGTGATATCGATTGGCCACTCGTGTTTGAAACTCTCAATAAGATCAGAGAAGAGATCAAACAAAATCTTCCTTACATCGTAGTTAAAGTAGATCATTGTGAAGCAGATGATATCATTGCAACTATATGTCTTAACTCTACTGAGGATGTATTGATCCTGTCTGCTGATAAGGATTTTATCCAGCTACATAACGAGAGAGTGATTCAGTTTGATCCCATTCGCAAGCGTAATGTACAGGTTGAGGATCCTAAGCAGTATCTCAAGGAGTTGGTTATCAAAGGAGATAGTGGTGATGGTATACCTAATGCTTTGTCTAGTGATAATTGCTTTGTAGATGGTATCAGACAAAGACCTGTAAACAAGAATAAGTTATCTACATGGTTGGGTATGAGTCTGGAACAGCTTTCATCAAATGTTCCTGAACTTAAAGCGGGACTTGAACGTAACAATAAGCTAATTAATTTATCATTGATACCTGAAAACATTACAAGTAAGATCTGGAATGAATATCAAACGCAGCTTGCGACACCCAAAAAGGTAAATATTATTGGGTATTTTCAAGAGCACAAACTTAAAACAATGATGGAACATGCTGGGGAATTTTAATGAAATTGAGTTTATCTGAGATATTAAAACAAGCTTCTGAGCTTGACAAGAAGCAAGATAGGATTGACTTTTTGAATAGATGGGACAGTGCTGCACTAAGAGCATTGTTCAAATATGCTTATGATGATAAAGTAAAGTTCTTGTTACCTGAAGGAGATCCTCCATACAAACCAAACGAGCTTCCTGATCAACAAGGAATTCTTTTTAGTGAGTTGCGTCGTTTGTATTTGTTTATTGAGGTGGCAATCCTAATCTGAAACCAAACTAGACGAGAGTATCTATTTGTTCAATTGCTAGAAACAATAGACAAAGAAGATGCTAAGCTCTTGATTGCTGTTAAAGATAAAAAAATACCATACAAAGGTATTACTAAGAAATTTGTTGAAGAGATGTATCCTGGACTACTAGAGGGGTAAAATGGGTAAGACGAACAAGTCATTACGTTCACTTGATGAAAAACACCATCACGTATCAAAAGTAATAAAAAAAGAGCATACAGACAGGTCAGTAAAGAGTATTGATCGAATGTTAAAAAACAGACGGTATGATCAGTTTTACGATGACATGGATCACAAACGAGATAAGGAGTACTTGGATGAACAGTAGATGGTTTTGGGAAAATAAACTTATGGGATGGTTTGAGGGTAAGCTACTTACTTTCACTAATTGGTTTTGGAATAAACGCCACCAACCACCACCAGCTCCTCCTAAAAAAGAACCACAGCTAGATTCTTTGAGTGAAACTAAAAAGAGAACTCCAGCTAAGAAAGTCCCTGCTAAAAAAGCTCCTGCTAAGAAGAAATCAGACTGGAACGTAAAATAATTTATGATTTTACTTGGAATCAGGATAAATGCTCACGACAGCAATTTGTGCCTTTATGATGGAAAGTCGCTCAGGTATCTAAAAACTGAACGCAAATATCAAGTTAAGCATCACGAGTCTCTGGGTGAGTTCCAATGGAGGCAGGACGTCATGGATGCATGGGGTCTTGACTATAGAGACATTGATGAGGTTTGTATATCTCTAGAAGAGAATACCAGCATCAAGTATATTAATGATCCTTTTG